AAACGACTTTTACAGCGAAAGGGAACAAATTTAAGATTTCCACAGTGAGGACAGCCATACATGGCACCACCGTGAGAAGGATCACCACAATGAATCATCTTGTTGACATTTTCAATGACAGCAGGACGAGGATGGAGTTCGTAAATGATGTGTTCATAATAATCGGTAAAGATGGATTGTAATATATTCATAATAGAATTTTACAATAAAGAAAGAGATAAGAAAACCCCTTCCCCTCATGAATGAGGGGTTAGGGGAGTTGAGAGTGTCGCAGACACTTTTTTATGTCTTTTGTATTCCTTTGTTATCTGTTCGCACATATTTATGATGTTGAAATAATAGGAACAAGGAGACAAAAAAATGAAACAATATAACATCTATGTTTTGGAAAACGATGAAGGACTTATAAAGATTGGAATTACAACAGACTTCGAACAGAGAAAACGATCTCTGTCCGGTTCCAATGGTGCGGGGCATAAGATCGTACGCGAATATGTATCAATCCCTACTGTCCTCTATAGTCTGGAACATATCATGCATGACCATTTTGCGGAATACAGGAAACCTGGCAGCGAATGGTTTGAGGGCATTACTTTTGAGTCTGCTGTAGAGTACCTGGTAAAACTGACATCCTCTGACGAATTTGTAAAGTGTAACGCAGTGAGGGTACAGCACAACAGGACAAGAAACGAAGAGACCCCGAATGATGAGCTGTCGGAAGATCAAGAGGAAGATACAATAGTAAAGAAAACAAAAGAAGAGAGGAAGATTGCGTGATGAAGAGAGTTATGGTTTGCGATGACGCAGCATTTATGAGAATGATGATTAAGGATATCTTAGTCAAAAACGGATATGAAATTGCAGCAGAGGCAGAAAATGGATTGAAAGCAGTAGAACAATACCCAGAAGCGAAACCGGATTTGGTTTTGATGGATATTACAATGCCAGAGGTAGACGGAATCGAAGCGGTCAGACGTATTAAAGCTTTGGACCCAAATGCAAATGTCATTATGTGCTCTGCTATGGGACAGCAGGCAATGGTAATCGAAGCAATCCAGGCTGGAGCAAAAGATTTCATTGTAAAACCATTTCAGGCAGACCGAGTACTGGAAGCGGTACGAAAAGTAATCGGATGAGATAAGGATAAGGATGAGGATGAGATGAGATGAGAGACAGTCAGGCACTTTTTCTGTTCATTATTCTTATCCTTTTTCTCATATTCCTGACGAGGTTTGCAAAAAGTGAGCCTTGTAATATGTGTAAATGATAAACAGCAAACAAAAAGAAAGGAAACAAAATCTATGAAAGACACATTAATTGTAGTCGATATGCAGAACGACTTTATCGATGGTTCACTTGGAACAAAAGAAGCCGTTGCTATCGTACCAAATGTAGCGAAAAAGATTAAAGAGTACAGAGAAGCAGGAAAACAGGTGATCTTCACTAGAGACACCCATCTTGCAAACTACCTCGAAACACATGAAGGAAAGCTTTTACCAGTAATGCATTGCATCTTCGGTGGTTTTGGTTGGCAGATTTCTAATCAATTAGAAGTCGATGAAAAACAGGACATCATAATTGATAAAAGGACTTTTGGTTTCACTCCGTGGGATTCCTACCTAATGAATACTAAAAGTATAGAACTTTGTGGTCTTTGTTCAGATATCTGCGTGATTTCTAATGCACTTATTATGAGAGCTCTTTTTCCTGATAGTGATATCACTGTAGATGCAAGTTGTTGTGCCGGAGTTACCCCGGAAAAACATAAAGCTGCATTGGAAATTATGAAGTCCTGCCAGATTGAGGTAATCAATGAGTAACCGCATTGTAAATGCATTTAAGCATTTTGCAAAAGTATGTGTTCACAAGCATTGGGTATTCTATTATTGCTGTAAAGCAGGAATCCCTTTGCAAGGCCTCACACATGATTTGTCAAAGTTTTCGCCGACAGAATTTTTCGAAAGTGTGAAATACTATCAAGGTACTTCGAGTCCGATAGACGCCTGTAAGAAAGAAAACGGGTGGTCGGCAGCTTGGATGCATCATAAAGGAAGAAACAAACACCACTACGAGTATTGGGAAGACAATTTCGATAACGGTGGTCAACCAATCGAAATGCCATTGAAGTATAAGAAAGAAATGCTTTGTGACTATCTGGGCGCGGGTAAGGCGTATTACGGAAAATCGTTTACGTTTGAAAAAGAATTGCAGTGGTGGAACGTAAAGAAAAGTAAACCAATTGCAATGCACCCGAATGATAAAGCATTCATTGATAAGTATATGAATATGCTTTGTAAATGTGAAAACGATAGAGCAGTATTCGAACAAATTAAGAAAGAAGGAAAATAATTATGGATCAGATTATTCACAGCTTGTTAGAAACCGATATGTATAAGCTCAGTATGGGGCAGGCAATTTATCACCACTTCAGTGACTACAAAACAACCTGGAGCTTTAAGTGCAGAAACAAAGATGTACATTTTACTCCGGAAATGGTAGAAGAGATCCGCAGGCAGATTAAGCTGTATTGTGGTTTGCGTTTCACCGAAGACGAACTGGCATACATTGATAATATTAAATGGATGAAGGGTTCCTATGTAGATTTCTTGCGATTATGGCAGCCACGTTATGAGGACTTCGAGATTACGACAGACTCTGACTGCGGACTGGCAATCGAAACAAAGGGAACCTGGTTAAATACATCCATGTATGAGATCCCGACACTCGCTATCGTAAACGAAGTGTATTTCAGAATGGCATATGATTATGATGAGTTATTCGAAAGCTTTAAACGAAGATTAGATGCGAAGTATGAAAAACTCAGAAATGGTCACTTATACATTGGTACTTTCTCTGAGTTCGGTCTTCGAAGACGGTTGTCAGCCGAAGCTCAGGAACTGGCTGTTGAGAAATTATCTCACTTAAATGACACAAAACATAGTTCATCAAAATTTATCGGTACGTCAAATGTATACCTGGCAAAGAAATACAACCTGACACCGGTTGGTACTATGGCTCATGAGTGGATTATGTGTTCCGGTCAGGGAAACCACAAACACAATCCATCTTACTCAAACTGGTATGCGCTTGATGCGTGGGTAAAAGAATATGGCGTTTTAAATGGTATTGCCCTTACGGATACAATTACAACAGACTGTTTTTTAAAGGATTTCCAGTTAACATACGCAACGTTGTTCAGTGGAGTTAGACATGACAGCGGCGATCCAATTGCTTGGGGCGAGAAAATGATTAAACATTACGAATCTCTGGGTATTGACCCGAAAACAAAGACATTACTTTTCAGCGATAGTCTTGACTTCGATAAAGCGGACCAGTTATTCCATCACTTTCACAACAGAGTAAACGTTGCTTTCGGGATCGGCACTTACATCAGCAATGACACAGACGTACCAGCATTGAACATCGTCATGAAAACGACAAAATGTAACGGAATGGATGTTGCAAAATTGTCAGACGTCGAAGGCAAGGGCATGTGTAAGAATCCGGAATATGTGGATTACCTTAGAAGATGTATCGATTGGAGAATGAATTATGAATAAGATTTTGCTTATTCCGGGTAGTTTCAACCCGATTACAAATGCACATGTGGATATGGCATTGGCTGCGAAAAAGGCAGTCAATGCTGATATCGTATACTTTATCCCGGCGCACGATACATATGTCGCAAAGAAGAAAACATTAATTCCGGGATATTGTAGAGTATCGCTCATCAATTCGATGCCAAATTGTGAGAAAGATAATATATGGGCTCTGGATATTGAAACAACTAGTTTCTTTCCACAGAGAACATACAATACGATCACACAATTAAGAGACGAGGCAGAGAAAGATTATAAGTTCAATGAATACTATATCTGTCTTGGTATGGATAACATAAAAGACTTGCCTGCTTGGTATAATTGGAAACCGTTTGTAGAGGAATACCAGTTTGTAGCCTGTGTAAGGGAAGGACAAAAATTAGAAACAGCTTTAAAGGAATCCGGATTGATGGAATACAAAGATCATTTTACAGAGATTCGGATTCCGGAAAACCATACATCATCAAGTTTGGTTCGAAATCTGTGTGAAAAAGGCGAGTTTGACAAAGTAAAACAATTGGTACCGGAGAATGTATACGAATATTTAATCCGATTCTATGATGTGATGAACCGGATTTAAAGAAAGAGAGGAAACATATATGTTTGATGCAAAGAAAGTGAAAAACGAAATTGTAGAATGGATGACAGCATGGTTTGAAAAGAATGGCAACGGTTGTAATGCCGTTGTGGGTGTGTCTGGCGGTAAAGATTCCAGTGTCGTGGCGGCACTGTGTGTTGCCGCTTTGGGTAAGGACCGGGTAATTGGTGTTCTGATGCCAAATGGAGAGCAGAGTGACATTAAGTATTCTCATATGCTTTGTGATCACTTAGGAATCAAAAACTATACAGTAAATGTTGGACCTGCAATCAATGGAGTATTAGACAGTATCCATGAAAATGCAGCCGATATTGAGGTTACAGAACAAACTACAACAAATCTTCCGGCGCGTATTCGTATGGCAACTTTATATGCTGTTTCTCAGTCGGTAAATGGACGGGTTGCGAATACATGTAATCTTTCAGAAACACTTCTTTCTTGGGAAACAAGATGGGGAGATGCAGTTGGTGATTTTGCACCATTAGCAGATTTAACAGTAGACGAAGTAAAAGCTATTGGATATGAACTTGGGTTACCAAAAGAATTAATTGAAAAGATTCCATCTGACGGGTTATGTGGAAGCACCGATGAGGATGCTTTAGGTTTTAAATACGCTGTTATGGATAGATATATCAGAACAGGCGAAATTGAGGATAAGCAAATCAAACACGTAATTGATAAACGTGTAGAAAAATACAGATTCAAGCGTATGCCAATTCCGTTTTACCAGACAGGATTAAAAAGATACGTAGATTAACACAAATTAGGCTGACGAGTTTTCGGATTCGTGAGCCTTTTTGTTTACAAAAGAAAAAGAAATAGGAGGATTTTTACATGGATTTAAAAACAAAAGCGAAAGACAAAAAGATATCGATAACTATGACAAGCTTGCAGGTGGAACCAATGTCAAGAAAAGAACGAAGGTGTATGGATAAGGAGAGATTAGGTTCAAACCTCGAAGCTTCAGCTTCGCTTTTTAAACCAAACTCTCCAAAGCAAGCACACCACGAAGCTTTAGCTTCGTGTGCACTTGATTCCGAAAACAGTAAAAACAAAGAAGGTTTTCAATCGTTAGAAAACTGGAAAAAGAAACCACATCTCAGTTACAAAGTAAGAGATAATCTACAAATTAACGGGAAACGAATACCTTTTGCCGACATCACAACGTTTGTTTTAAAAGACGGTTTTTATATACCTGCATTCTGTTGTGAAGAAATCAAAGAGGATGATATAAAAATAGATATGATTCCGTTTCTTTGTGTCGGAATATCAGAACTTACAGCAATGAGTATCACAAAGGAATCGTTTGACAAGGAATTGCCTGTAGATCTTCTGGATTTGATAAAATGGGACTATTATGATTTAGAAGACTATAAACGTGTTCGAAATGAATTATCTCAGGATTCGTTAACGGATAACAAAAACCCAATGTACATACCACTCAACATGACCTCCAGATTTGTTGACTACCGGTATGAATGGATTTGCGAATGTGCGCAATCTTTGTATCTACAATCAAGACTGTCAGATAGGGAGTTTATATCTTCACTTATGAATTGCGTAGATGGATTGTACAACACTGGACTTCCATTTTTCCTTGGTATTAGTATGACTGATACCGAGCACAAAAACACATTATACAGTCTTTTTCCGAACTTACAACAGTATCCGAAAGAAGGGATGGTGTTTAAGAAAATGGGATATTGCGTGAACGACGATAAATATTATATTTCTGATTGTCGTGGCTTATCTATTTATGCCTTCTTAATTGTTATGTATGCTATATATGAAGTATTCGGAGATACCAAAATACTTGGTTCACATATTTTGGAACACGGTATGGATCATGACGAGATAAACGATTGTCTTTCTTATAACTTGTTATCGTGTTTCAAAAACTGTTTGGGAAACGATTTCATTGGAAAATACTTCGAACTCGGCAGATTCCATATCAGTAAATGTTCCTATGAGGGAAATTATTATGTGATCGGACATATGAGATCAGTTGCAACTGGCTCAAAAATGATAAAAGGCGTTCCAAAACAGCAATACGAAAATGAGATTGTATTCAGAAAAGCATTTGGAATGCAGAGAACCGCAAATTATAACAGAGACGGACACGATGATACCGGGATCCATTATTTTTCTGTTTTTGAACTGCTTGGATTTTTGGATCGGAGTTTCAATGTGGATACTGTCGTAGATGCTGCAGAATCACAGCGTTTGATTTCTGATACCGAACGACAGATCAAAAAGCTGGTTTCAGAAAACGAACGGCTGACATCTATAGCCGCCGATTACAAACAATTAAAATCAAAAGAAGCCGAAAAATCGGACTATCAAAAGCTGTTGGATGATCGGGATAAGCGGATTAAAGAGTTAGAGTATCAATTATCTGTAAAATCAGGAATCATAGAAAACATGACACAGGAACTTAAAGAAGAAAAAACAAAGAATCGGAATATTTTCTTGGAGGAAACAGTGGAGGACGAAGATTTTGCCTCCGAAATATCCGTATCCCAAACAGAAATGATCGATTATTTGAACAATTTCCGGATATTAATGATCGGAGGCAGAAATGATCTTCTCGATAAATTAGCAGACATGGGTTGGACAAATGTTGATCAGCTAACAAAAGAGAATACAAATGCTGTTGGGTCAAAAACAGATTTCTTTTGTGTGAATACAAAGTTTGTAGCACACCGGCTTGTCTGTATGGTAGAAAGTGCATATCCGGATCGAAGGGATCAGATGTTATATTATAACGGAACGAATCCGGATAAACTAATTCAGATCTGTTATCAGTTTGTAAAGAACTGGATGAATTAATCTTTGAAAACATTTACAAAGAAATCATAAGGCTGACGAGTTTTTGAATTCGTGAGCCTTATCATTTGTGTACAAAAAACGATAATCTGGAGGTGTTATTATGAGTCCTGAATTAAATAACAGCAAAACAGAATGCGATCATTATTGCCATTCCTGTATTCACAACATAACAGAAGAAAAAGATGGTCTTTATTACCATAAGTGCAGGGTGAAAACAGAGACAAAAACAAAGAATTCTAAAACTGGAGGTTATGATTATGAAATGCGATAAGTGTGGAATAGAAAATAATACAGTAAGGTCGGTTACCATAAACGAACGAGACATAAATATTTGTTCCGATTGCATCAATAAGATTGGAGATATCCATTCGATTGGTTTCCGTTCTGTTTCTGATCATATTTCGGATGCGGCTATAGAGAAAACATATGTATACCTTAAAACTTTGCATCCAGGATATTTCGGAAACGCAGACAGAATCAAAATAGAATACAGGCAGAACAACAAAAATATGTCTCGTAAAGAATGGGAACTTATAGCAAAACTGGATGTTGTTGCGTCTGTAATGAATTTTGAGCGTGATCAATACGGAGACTACAGACGTTTTATGATCGATTGTTTGAACGATGAATCTTCGGAATATCATAGAAAAGCTCATATGTATTTCGATGCTTTAGTTCCTGTTTCCAAAGAAGAATTTGAAAAAATGACATTAAAAGAAGTTTGGAGCAAATAGTTTTGCATGCGACCGTCTGGTTACATATTTAAGATAACAAAATAAATGCATGCAAAATACTTAGTAAAAGGAGGATTTAAAATGAAATGTGAAATTTGTGGAAACGAAAAAGATGTTGCAAAAGTGATGATCAACGACAAGGAAATGCAGATATGTGCCGATTGTATGAGTAAGATAGGCGAAGTCCATTCTTTTGGATACACAGTAAAAATCGGCAACAAACCAGTACCGGATGGAGAACAGAAGGTAACAAATGTGTATTTTAAAACAACGCATCCGGAATACTTTGCTAACGCGGATACCATCAAACTTTCATACGGGTATACCGGAGATGGTAATGGAGATGCGGATCTAACTCAAGAAAAATGGGAGTTCAAAGGAAAACTCGATCTTATTGCTCCATTAATGGGTATCGAACGTGATGAGGCGATGAATTATCTCAAACTCATTGTCGAGTATCTGTCAAATGAAACATCAAAGTTTCATGAAGAAGCGTGGAAGTATTATGACAGTCTGATTCCGATCAGTGAGGAAGAATACGAAGCCGGTCGTAAAGATTCAGAGGGGTAAGTAAATATGAAACCATCAGACGTAAAAATTGGAACAAAAGTGTTATCCCGGGATATCAGAAACAATCAGATTCTGAAAGGAACCATCTCAAGCAAATTAATACTTAGTCAGTACGGATTGTGTGTCAGGCTCGACTTGGATGAACCTGGAGAAGGACATACAGTTGTTTTGATCGAAAATCTGCATACAACGGGAAAAGAACTTACAGATGACGTTACGCAAAGGAGAACCAATATGAACGAAGACAAAGTACAGAAAACGAATGATTTCAAACCGGATGACATTGTATACCATTATGAGCACTGGCGTGATTCCATTATTAAGTGCCAGGTTATAAAGATAATGGAACACAATATCGTAAAGTGCGAACGCTTAGAATCTGTTAATTGTAATGGAGAAAAGATTGCTACTGATTTTGGTTATGATACGTTATCTGGTAATAAGTTTTTCGCAACAGCATTAGATGCCTATAACGATTACTGGATCAATTTTTCATCCAGAGTTCGAAAACTGTGTGGCGAAATTAAAACAATCGAGGACTTGATTGTTTTCCCTACGAAATACTCTGTTACAACAGATGAACGATTTGAATCTTGTAATGTCGCTTTTATGGCATACAAGATTCGTGCAAAAGAACTTGCAAATGTAGATATTGAGAATCAATATTCACGGCCAAAATACAAAACGATACCGCCAGAATACGAATTACCGGTATGAGGTTAAGTCTTGGGAAACAAAATCGGATAAAACACACAGAAAGGGGACGATCATCATGATTGTTTCCTTTTCTTTGTGTGCATACACTCTGTCACATATTTAGGATAACAAAATGTTTTACACACGAAAAGGAGGAAACAAATATGAGTAAATCATTAACATTCTTATCACCAGAGGAACTAAAAGTAGGAGATACTGTCGGTATTGTTTTCTGGATTCCCGCAGGTTGGTCTCGTTATTACAGACACCCATGTGTTGAAAAAGCAACTGTTGAAAAGATCAGCGCAAAACGAAAATCATTTAAAATTGGAGATAGGACGTTTTCGGACAAGGATATCTATGATCGTATTGTTGTTTATAACGATATCGCAATGACTGAAAACGAACTGGCATTGAAGTATAAGAAATGCAGCGATCTGAAATACAAACTGGAGAACTCAAAATCCAAGTATGGAAATTTGTTAATCACCTTGGAATCGCTTGATGACGAAGATTTGGATAAAGTCATGGAATTACTTAATTATCTGGACGACAAATATCGGACGGCAATATTAACACAAACACCGTTAGTATGAAGTAATTAATTTCATATTTAAGATAACAAAATAAACGCATACAAGGAGGATTGAATTATGTTAAAAGAATGTACAATATTAACATTTGAAGAAACAGAAATATTAAAAAGCAACTTAGATCATGTCATCAAGGGCTTAACAAAGGCTTCTAATAATGACTGCGACGGTATGTCTCAGGAGGTTATGTGTGGATACTTGATTAAGGAATTGAAAAGCATTAGAAATCAGTTTGACTAAACGGAGGTTTTGCGAATGAAAGCTAAAGTAATTTATGGAGAACACAAAGGAAAAACAGGAACTGTAACAAATATGCTGTGGGCTGCAAATCTTGCAATTATTGAATTGAAAAGTGGACAGGAAATTGCGGTAAAGCCAACAGATATATTAGTTATAGAAGAATAATTCAAGAACAAAGAGTGGCTATAACAGCTGCTCTTTTTCTATGTCTCCGTCTCACACATATTTAGGACATAGGGAACAATGAGAGTTCGTTTTCTCGGTTCCTGAATAAGCGGACACGATCTAATCAGAATCCTCTGTTCGCATTCAAAGAAGGAGATCACTTTATGAAGAAAACCTATGTACTTGACACAAACATCCTGATGACAAGCCCGAATGCATTGTTCGGATTCGCTGACAATGATGTCGTAATCACCGGAACCACATTGCAGGAACTCGACGCACACAAAGGCGATCCTGGAGAACGCGGATACAACACAAGAGAAACCGTTCGTCTTCTGGAATCACTTAGAAAACAGGGATCATTAATTGAAGGTGTTAAAACCTGGGACGGAGGTCGCATTATGCTGGAACCTGACATGGTTGACGCTTCCGTACTTCCAACCGGATACAATATTGAGGTTCCGGATAATCGTATCATCGCAACTGTACTCAAAATGGGTCAGAGCGAAAAGTATCAGATGCCAGTAATTTTGGTAACCAATGATCTTTCTATGAAAATCAATGCATCCGCTTGTGGCGCTCTCGTTGAAGGGTATCGAAATGAGAGTATCGAATCCAGTTCGAATGAACAGTATTCAGGAAAACGTTTTATTGATACAGTGACAGACGAGGATATTGATAACTTATATGCAGCAGGTAAAGAAGGAGTAGGAGTTGCATTTACAGGAGCCGATGACCTGGTAGAAAACGAATATTTGATCATGAAAGGATCAAGTAAATCCGCTATCGGAATTCATCGTAATGGGCGCATTTATATTGTGGATGCAAAAAGTGTTCCAGCTTATCGTGATATTAAACCAAGAAACGCATCCCAAAGAATGTTAATGCATGCATTAAACGCCCCGGTTGATGAGATTCCTCTTGTAATTGCAAAAGGACCTGCCGGAACCGGAAAGACAATGTTAGCAATTGCATGTGGGCTTGCTCATACTTATAACAAACTTTCCAGATCGTCCAGCAAATACGAAGACAATGATTATGATCAGATTCTTATCACAAGAAGTAACACAATCTCTGACAACGATCTCGGTTTCCTGCCAGGTGACCTCGAAGAAAAGATGTCTCCGTTAGTAGCACCGTTTATGGACAACATGCAGACAATCTTTGCCGGAAAAGAACACGATCTTGCTACTGCAAAACAACAGATTGATTTTGTTATGGAACGAGGTTTTGTGCGAATCGAAGCAGTCGGTTATTTACGTGGACGATCCATTTCAAGATCCTATTTGATCGTCGACGAAGCTCAGAACTTAACTGTAAACCAGGCTTTGGAAATCGTAACAAGAGCAGGCGAAGGAACAAAGGTCGTCCTTCTTGGGGATCCGAATCAGATCGACGCCAGATATCTGGACAAAAGAAACAATGGACTCGTATTTACGGCAGAAAAGATGAAAGGCTCACCACTGTGTGCACAGATCACATTTGAAGAAGATGAAGCTCAGCGTAGTGCACTGTGTATCGAAGCCGCAAAACGACTGACTGTACATTAGGAAACACAAGGCACAGGATGTGAATATTTAGCTTATCTCCTGTGCCTTCCATAAATTAAAGGAAGGATGATCACGATGGCATATAAATTCAAACAGTATGGTGATGGGTTTAAAATATTAGGCAAATATGAAGGATGGCATTATGGTATATGGATTGATTGTATGCCAAAATCATTTGTGTTCCTAAAACCCATAAATGATAATGATTATGTGTTTACATGTGTAGACTCAATAAAAGCTCATTATATAGACAGGTTTTGTGGAAGAATAGAATTATCATGGATTAAATGTATAAACGGTAAATTCATTGAAATATCAGCAGAAGAGGCACAAAAACTTTTGGATGAAAAATTATCTGTATATGATTCCATCCCGCATCCAAAAATTGGAGACACTATATTGGTGCGATTATCAACATCTGACGAATGGGAAGAAATGAAAGTTGTCGATTATTGTAATAGTGAATATGGTTACCAATTAAGGGTTGCTGGGTGTTATGGGGATTTTTCCATCGAACTTGGACAATACAAGACAGAATGGAAATTAAAAGAGAATGATTAAGGAAGGAGATTTTTATGAGTGAAAAATATATCTTGAGAACAGAAACAAATACGTTATATCTCGACAACATAACACAAAGAGAAGAATTCGTCTACGTTGAAGATACTGGTATTCTGTATCGAATTTTGGAAGACGACGAGATGGAGCTGCAACCAGATGCCTTATTAGATACTTCTGACAATAGCGAAAAGCAAAAACGATTATGCCAGTATGGACACTTTCAAAGTGCAGAAAAGGCATTCCATTGTGTGGAATACAACAAAGCTGCTGCAAACGAAATGCTGGAAGAGTTGAAAAAGATGGATGCAGAAAACGAAGACAAACAGGATAATGCAGAACCAGTATCCGAAATTAATGAGACGCCAAAAACATACACGGCATCTTATTTGTTCAATTATTTCGGCGGCGATCATGTGGGAGATAAACTGATTACTGGTGTCGGTTTCGATGTAGCTTTCCGCCCATACAAAGATAACAAACTCGTGCAGTTCCGGTCAGAAAAAGAAACATATTTCTATATTGAAGAGAAATCAAGACTGATCGGTATTAGAAGCACGGCGGTCTACATTACAGACGCTGTGAAAGTATCTTTCGATCGTGACAAATTAGTAAAACTTACGCGAAATGAAGATATGATCCGAATCATTTGTGATCATTTTGGATGGAATCGATTAGATATCGAAATTGTTGGTTATGAATTAGATTACGCAGAAACGAAATGGATGTCGGCTCCATGGTATTGCGGTAAAGATATATGCATCAAATTCATGGAAGAACACAAGGATGACTTAGATAACGCAGATAATCGGAGTGCACAGTGTCCGGCATACGGATGGCTGGAAGAATAATTAGGAGAGAGATTATGATTACAGATACAATCAGTACAATACAGCAGTTCGTGAAAAACGGTGGCAGATACGAAAAAGATAGAGAACCAGCATATGGTGAACCTTTTTATGGGAAATATATGGAGCAGCTCATCAAAAGAGACTATGAATTAGGTGATAAGATACAGGTAGAAATGGATAACGGAAAAGTATACAGCGGACTTCTAATGAGAAATTCATGGTATTATATGGATTTACTTGTATCCGGAAGTAAAATCTGGAAAAGCAGACAGAATCTGAAAGCTTTTAATCTCAACAACATAAAAACACTAACATTGATTGAAAAGCGAAACCCGGAATTTGATATGGATAAAGCGGATCCCGAGTATTTATGTCATAAGAGAGAAAACGAAGATGGTGTAGATGATGGTGTAGATTATAGCGACGTTGATACAAACGGAATCGAGACGCGAAACAAAAACAAAGCAGCGTTCGAAAGGGTATATCCGGATGTATCATTCGATGATTCGCATGTGATTTGCATAGAAGACGGATGTTCGCTGTTTTTTCCGTTCACAAATGGCGGAGTCAGTGCTGAGGTATATATTGTGCAGAAAAATGGTATGAATGCAAAGAAAATCGAATGCAAAGTTGGCAGACCATACCCAAATAAATGCAGCTATCATGCGTATAACAACAAAGACAAAGAATATAACGATGTCGATCTTTATACATATTTGCCGGACGCAAATGCAGAACACCATGACGTGTATATCGTGTGTGTCTGGACTGTGGATATGACAGATATTCATGGCAATTATCTTCAGTTTGTTCAAATGTACGAAATCGGAACAATCAAACCACAAGTTGGTAAAAAGAATACGCACTTCATTACCATGCGCATCAGCTCAATCTGCGGGCATAAGGATCTATTTAAGAAAGAGCACCAGTATGAGCTTGAGAAAATTATGGATCGCAAATCTGTATTTTTCCTTAATTCCATGGATGACGCGTATGTTATCACATCGTTAAAAGAATCCGACGATGAAGGTTCTCTCTGTTTCTTAGCGGAACAGGCGTTATCACATTTCAATATCAAAGAAATGTTACAAGGCCTGATGATAGAAAAAGTTCTGGACGAACACATTGAAGTCACTGTCGATTATGAAGATGTATCTCCTGGATATTTTTCAGGAAATTATCGCAAAGGTCGAAAAGGGTATCAATTCAAAATGTTAGAGGATTAGCAATACATAAGACAAAGAAAAATGGAAATCGTTCGAAATAATGTTAAAAGATACTAATTGAAAGGAATTTGTGAATGAAAAATTATGTAGTAGTGGAAAATCATAATGACGGAACGCTTTCGGTAATGTTGATTGAAAAATATCGGGAGATGAGCAAAGGCTATGAATGGAGATATGAGCCTATCAGCGATGCAGACACAACAGATGAAGCACTAAAAATCATAGCACACATCAATGAGCTTGGCGGAGTATCAAATTATCTTACAGAATTAATGGATAAATACAATTTCCATAAAGTTGTAACGAAAGAAAGAACCGTAGTGTCTATTGTTGATAAATTTCAAAATGGATATGTCTGGGTGGTTCAATTACATGCATTGTATAAAATTATGGATGAAAAAGATTCTTCACCTGAAGATGCAGTAATGATCACTTTAAATAAAAATATCAGATTACAAAAAGCCACAGAAAGGGTTTGTTAGCCAAATAGGAATGCAGTTATATTTAGCTGCATTCTTTTTTTTTGTAATCTAACAAAGTTCTCAAAATGTGAGCCTTATCAGATACAAAACCCATATTTAGGGTAACAAAAATACTAGAAAACGAAAAAAGGAGAGTACAAATGGATAGAACAATTATTATGGAAGCTAACGCAAAGGATGCAAAGATTTTGTCGACTCTTATAAAAGAACAAGCTTTGAAGGACATAAACGAAGACGAATACAAGCAGCATATCCGTATTGTTTGCGGTCGTGAGGTGCTTGACTATGCGAAATCGCTTGTTATTAACCTGCCTGGCACCTGTTACGCAAACTGTTCGTATTGTATCGACAAAGACCTGCGTCCATGTACGACGGATCATCTGTCATTCTTGCAAACCTGTCGTGCATTGTTGTCCGATAAGTCTGATTTCAAGGAGATTTCGATCACAGGTGGTTCATTACCACCAACGGAATTCAACATGCTGATGATGCTTATTCGGAAACAGTGTCCAGACGTAAAAATAACCTGGAATACAAATGGAGCTCATGTAGACGCCCGATATGACGTTTCCGACATCAAATACATCAATCTGCATCGGAATTCGGCGAATGATAACGACAACAGAGAAATCTTCCAATCAAAAGCACCAATACTGTCAATCAATGAAGCAAAAGTGCTGTTTGAAGATAAACTTTGTGTTCGTGTTACGGTGGACGAAGATTTTGATCTTGATGAGTATGCAAAATATGAGGTTCCGCTTTATTTGAACCGGCTGCTGCCAGGAACAGAAGCATCTGAACAGCGGTTTCATGAAGTTTTGGATCGTTTGGCAGTATCCGAAGATGTTGATATCCGTAGAAGAAATCAGTATTTAAACGGATACTACAAAGAGATCACGGTAAGGATTTGCCTTGGCGATCGTCTAGCGGAACGGATCCAGAACCGGTACCCGATGTGGTTGAATGTGGTGATTATCCATCGTGATGGTACAGTGTGCGGATCCTGGTACCCGGACGACAAATTCTTATTCAAATTGTAGTAAACAAACAGAGACGTGACCGATACGGTTGCGTCTTTTGTTTTGCAGTTTAACCTGACGAACTTCCTCTTATCCTTATCCTTAAAAGTGTTTACCAGACAAACTTCCTCTTATCCTTATCCTCTTCCTCATCCTTAAAAAGTATTCCTTTGTAAATTAGTCGCACATATTTAGGATAACAACAAAAGAAAACACGGTTATTTCTTGGTGGCGTATATCCTGAAAATACAATTCCAGAAATGCTCGCTGTTATAGACCCTGGTTGTTTCCGGGTTGCGTATACCTATATCGGCAACTTCTATATTAATAAACGCGTTATAGACCCTGGTTGTTTCTTGGTTGCGTATACCATACGGGCACACAACAAGTAAGGTTCTTGGGTTATAGACCCTGGTTGTTTCTTGGTTGCGTATACCAGGGATTCGAAAACCAGTCTCTGTAATAAAGTTTTATACTGTGAGGTTTACAACCCTTACTCGATTACTCGGGTGAGGGTTATCTTCGTTTTTGTACTTTAAAAACGGAGATTTGAACACCGCAGGTGTATAATCATCTGCCTTTGTTTTCTTAGAAGATTTGTACTCTGTATTCCAAGAGTAAGATCTTCGTTTTGTACTTTAAAACGTAGATTTGAACACCGCAGGTGTATAATCGTCTGTCTTTGTTTTCTCGGAAGATTTTTACACCGTTCTACAAAATATCTATCTCTATTCATCAATATAATCCCTCTTGTTATTTCTCTGTCTGAGACTCCCACATATTTATGATAACGAAAACGAAGAAAAGAAAAACGAAAAAAAGCGTCGAGTTTTCCAAAAAGTGAGCCTTATGAATAGCAGTAACAAAACAGAGAGGGAATTTTTATGACACGAAACGACAGAGAAACAAGACAATTTAATACAGAAGAACAACAGAGATTCCTTGGTATCTTACATAGGGATTCCAGAGGTGGGTCTGTAATCTGTGTTCAGTTTCATAACGGTGACCTGGTTATGCAGCAGGTTACAAAAGATATAACTGAGATTAATGGGGAACAGATCAAAGATGATGTCTATGTATCTGTAAACTCATTTAAGACATCAGGTGGTCCATTCACCAGTAGACGTGCAGAAAATGTATATTCCCTCAATGCCATGTATATTGATCTCGATTTACCGGGACACAAAAGAAACGAAGATTCAGAGATGATCATTCATGAAAATCTTGACATGATCCATGAAGCGGTCAGCGATGGAAGATTACCACGTTATACTATGATCACATCAACTGGAAACGGTCTAGGTGTCTTTTTTGTGCTGACGAATTCTATTGCTAACACATCGAAAACTGCAAAGCAGCAGCAGTATTTTGACACCTTATATGATCTGCTTGCGGAAAGAATGAAAGACGTGCTTTCAGAATGCGGAGAACATGCCCTTATTGTGGATTCCAGTGTTATTGGAGACCATGCTCGCATCTGCAGGTTACCGGGCACAAGAAACAGCAAAAGCGGGACTATGTGTACACTGCTTGAAGTAAATGAAAGAGGCTGCTGCAATTTATTCGAATATAGCAAAATTCTTTCAAGAGATACTGCAGAAAAAACACAGAACACAAACAAGAAAGGTAAGACGAAGAATACTGGAGAAAAGCGTTTTGTCTCCAGCTTTTATCATGCCCAATTATTGATGAAACTGGAACAGTTACAGAAAGAAAGATCCAGTTGGAGAGGACATCGTGAAGTGTTCTGTTTTGTGTACTATAATACAGCAAAACAATGTCTTGAGTACCAGGATGCCGTGAAATCATTAAGACAGTTTAATGATGATCTTGGAGAACGAATCGAGGAATCCAGAATCAAGAGCATCATCAGATCCGTTGACAGCAATTCTTCTTATGACGGATCTTATGCAGGATACTATAAACTCACAAACTTATGGATCTGTAACAAACTTGGACTGAATGAAAATGAAATCAAAAAATACGGATTGGATGGCGGCTGTAGCTGGGAGGATCGAAACCAGCAGGCACATCTGGATGTTGTACGAAAAAGACTGGATACTGAGAAAAAGGTCGTAGAACTGTTAACATCAGAGGAGCGTCCAACTTATGAAACCGTAAGTGATTACTCTGGGGCGTCCATTGCAACTGTAAAACGCATCGCATTAAAATACCGTGTCCGAAAATGCGACGACATTACGGCTGTATCCATTGACTGGGATGCATTATACCAGGAGATCGAAGACGCATACAAAGAGGAGCGCCTTAAAGTATGTAGAAATCGTATCAAAACTTGCACTAGTGTTGTTATAAGTCCTACAAATGAGAATGAGAATTCTAAGCTTGCATCCGATAGCGGTGAGGATGAGTTCTTGAGACTCAATTCTTGTAAAACTAATTGCGTTAACGAAGAAGATGATTTTTATTCTGAAAACAATGATTGGGTCTCTACGGAATGTTCTTTTGAGGAACTCACAGATGGATCTAATCCTTTTGACTTCGATAGTCTGGATTCTTCTTCTTTTAAAGCAAATGAAACTCCAAAGTCTGAATGCGATATTTCATCACTAAGTTCAGTAGAAGTCTTTGAAAGAAATGCATTGTATGGTGACAGTTTTCTTGCATTCCTTATGAAAGGAGCTGGAGATCGTACTCTTAAAATGTATCAGGCATTCGCAGACGCTTTTTATGGTAAGATCAATGCTTTTAACGCTAATCATGAATACGCACAGAGTAATCTCTTGTATGTGCTCTTAGATATGATTGCGGACAAATATAGCACGAGTCCTAGTATTGATCTCTGTATTTGGGATATCGATAAGTTATACAGGTTTACAGCACTTGATAGCTGTAATCTCAGAGATTACGAGGTCAAAATAACAAAGCAGTCTGCATCCGAATATGTGGCTCCAAATAATCGTTTTCTCTATACTCCGGAATATTTAGAGATTCCGGAACCGAAAACAAACAACGGAGCTAAAAATAATAGGATGCGAGAGCGAACACTTGATAGTTCAGATATTCATATGATTAAGATCGCTCATTTGCTTGATACTGATGAATACCGACATGTTGTTGATGTTTTGTATTCCGTGTCTGAAGTCTGCGAATTTAGTTCTGATTGTACGGAATACGAGAATGGATTGCTTATTGCTGGATTACTGAAGCATCTTCCAACTTTTGGTGAAAAACGTATTGAAAATATAATGAATGCGTTAAAAGAGGTGCCTGAAACAGTGGGCTCAACTGAATTAGTAAACATTTTATGTAATACTCTTCATTGCAAGCCTGAAACACTCGGCACCGTAAAGAATGATCTTGATAAAATGAAACGAAAAAGTCCTGCACAAAAGAGAGCAGGTATTATGTATCGCAGACATCAGGATACCATGAACTGGTGCCGACGTGAGAAACAGCACAATGTTACCTGCCGCACGTATTTGAATTCGTATTCCGTTCTGAGTAATGATAAGTATAAAAATCTGACATTTACAATTAATGATAAGCCAGTAACTCGTGACGTTATCCGTAAACAATATTTATATCCCGTTAGCGTTGACGACTTGAAGAATATGCCGGTAATGCATGATATGCAGGAACTCATGAACTGGATTATCAGTCATCCGGTTACAGAGTAAAGTGTGACTGATAAGGTTACTGAATGATAGAATGCGAGGTGATTATATGGTTGTAATTCAGTTTTTCTTATTTATTGTTTGTTTTGATATTTTGATAATTGTATTCCGTATTGTAAATGCAATTCGGCACGACTTCCCTGTAAAATCGTTATTGGTTCGACTTTTGTATGCCACGATTGTTGCTATTTTGCTTATAATTCTTTTGTTTTTGTGACGAATTATTCCAAATATGAGCCTATTTGTATTTGTAATCGAATTATTAATAATAAATAGGAGGTAATTGAAACATGCGTAAACTGATCGAAGATATCATTCAATATCAGACGGGTAATATTCTAGTTGATTTATTTTACATCTGCGGATTGTTTGTAATTCCTATCATAATAACGGAATTTGAACTAGAACGAACACAGTCTTCAGAATCTGTATTAAGTATGTATTTAAAAAACTTAATCATCGTGGTAACAATTTGTGTTGTTTGGCATGAAATCTGTACTTAATGTTTTTTTTAGTAAAAAAAAAGAAAGGAAACGAAAACTATGGTTTTATACAAGAAGAACAAAACGAAATCAAGTACACACGAATCTAAAGATTCGCGGTGTGCTCGCTTTGGAGAGTTAGGTTTAAATGGCGAAGCTAAAGCGGAGATGTCTGAACCTAATCTCTCATTATCCGAAAACAAATCAGATATCGAAGTTACAGTTCCAAAAGAAGTTCCTGTTGATGCACAGGTAATTCTTGAAAAGGCTGACACTTTGACTGATATCGTATCTGTTGATGCTAAACCTGCTGAACTAAATCTTGCCGACGAACGCTTGAAACGAAAAGTCGAAGAATTAAAGAGCAGTGACTCAACAATTGATCACCTAAAAGCAATGCTTATTGAGTCGGATACCAGTAAGATTGACAACCTATCTGATACATTAAACAATGCATCAAAATCAAAAACATTCGGTATCATTGTTATTTTTATTGCTATCTTATTAGCATTCGCATTCAAATAAGGAGGTCTATGATATGGAAAACGAAAAGCCAACAAGAGAGACATTGCCGGAAGGCGCATACTTATTACTGGAATTCCTTTTTCGTTATCATGCGAGAGAAATTGCTCATATGTATGCGAAAGAAAACTGCTTGGATGATATTAAAGATGTATATCAGTATTATGGTTACTCCGAAGACCTGCTTGATGCCGTAGGTTGGGACGATAGTTCTGAAACATATTCTGAAGATACGACAGATATCGCAATCCAAACTTCTGATGCCTTAGAAAGTTTTCTGTCTATATATAAGCCAGGAAATATCATCTATCCTGCAGCAATTGCCAGGCATCTGGGTATTTCGGTTGCGGATACATATTCAAAACTGGACGATTACGAAAAAATGCATAACGATATTCAGAAGATCTACTTGCTTCGTTGTCCAAAGTGTGGACAGTTTCTGGCAGGCAGATATCAGGCAATTGTTGATATGTATTCAAAATCTGAAGTGGTTTGCGATCATTGTGACTCTATGTTTGTACCAAACCCAGAAACAGACGGATATGTTGTTTACCTGAAAATGTAAGATTGCTTGTTTTGCATTGGTACAGAAATATGGGTTAACTTAGATTATAACCGTTAACAAACATAAGAGGCGCCGGATGTAAGGAAATCAAATATACTGCAATCAAGATCGGTATCTTAAAAAAAAGATTTCTAAAAGCGGCGCCGAAAACATAGCAAACGATCTGAGTAACATGTGTAAAGGAATCAGAAAACGTACAGCAAAAGAATTTGAATTGAAGGAGACCATTATTATGGCGATAGGAATCAGTTATGTATACAAAAATCCAAACGTAGCCGGAGAGTCATGTCCGGTATGCAGACGAAAAAGCTGGGATATATTTAGATGTAACAAATGTAGCTGCGTATTTTGTAAGTATTGCAGCCCTGGTTGTATAAAGAATGATCCTGATCCGGATGTTGGCGATATCTATGTTACGTGTCCGAAATGTGGGAATACAGGGATATTCTACGATTTTTAGGACAACAGGCATTTCTTTGTAACTTGGATATATATATTTAAGATAACAACAAAAAAAACGTATTCAAAATAAGGAGGAAACTATTATGCGTGCTGTTTATTACGTATTGATTTTAATTGCATTCTATATTGTGTTTTGTCTTGTTCGCCATCTTCAGAACAAAAGGGACGAAAAATCGTACAGAGAAAGACATGCCGTGAAAATCGAAAACGTTAACAAGGAGAAGTTGAAGGCACTTCTTATTGATTGTGAAAAGAATGGGATTGATCCTCGAAAACGACTGTGTGATTGCCGGTGTCCGTATTCTGAAGCTAAACCAAGCAGTGAGTCCTGTTGTGACGAAAAAGGGAATGACACAGATGATCCTGAAAAATGCTTTGCTGTTTTTGGTTGCGGATCTCATTGTTCTGTATTCAATACTGATGTTGAACATGTTTCCTGCTGCTGTTGGAATGAACAGGATGAATCAGAACCTGATTCTTGTAAATGTTTGTGTTTGTTGTCAAAATGTGAGGAAAACAAAGAGTTGAAAACACTTGTGGATGAGTTACAGTCAAAAGACCTAAAATAGAACACCAAATTTTAGAGAACAACAGGCAAAATTTGCTTGTTGTTTCTTTTTGCGCAAAACATGGTTTTCACTTGATTTGTACTCGAGAAGACAACAGACTCCGCTTCTTATTGAATACAGATCATTCGGAACAAATTCTAGTGGTATCGAATATAATGGTTTCATCGATAACGGCTGCAGTATCTTCTCATCATTCTCACCCTTTAAAAACGCTAAACTAACAAACCACCGATACCCTTTTCCTTTACTTCATCCTTATCATTAAATTGTATTCCTTTGTAAATTGGTCCCCCATATTTAGGATAACAACAAAAGAAAACACGGTTATTTCCGGGTTGCGTATACCTGTATACAGAGGGATCGACAGAAAAGATATGTTATAGACCCTGGTTATTTCCGGGTTGCGTATACCTATTTATCATGTTTTCGAATAAAGATGTATGTTATAGACCCTGGCTATTTCCAGGTAGCGTATACCTTATTCGTCCGCTTGATTGTGAACGACTGTGTTATAGACCCTGGCTATTTCCAGGTAGCGTATACCTAGAACTCGAAAACCAGTCTCTGTAATAAAGTTTTATACTGTGAAGTTTACAACCCTTACTCGTTTACTCGGGTAAGGGTTATCTTCTGCCTTTAGGTAGAAGATTTGAACTCTGGGGAAGTGGGTTCTGATGCAGTGGGTTCTGATGTTTTGTACTTTTGTTTCGAATCTTTGGATTTCTTGACGAGTTTACGATTCCATGAGCCTTGTAATAGATAACAACTAACAGTCATTAAAGAAAGGATATTAAAATCATGCATATTATGTTATTTGTGTTGATCATGATAATAACTGTGTCCGTAATCTTCATTCCGATTATCCATAAATCGACAGTTGATGATATAGCAGCAATCGAAGCAATGGATTCTAATGGAGACACAGTAGAACCAGGGCTCAATGTAGCTCCCGGACTTAAAACAGAAACCTTAATTGCTGTATATGTAGTCTTGGCATTTTGTCCAAGTATTTTTCTTACGGGACTATACCCTAGATTCCGGCAGCCAGTATCAGTAGAGACAATTCCGGTATCATATGAGTCCGGAGAACAGATACCGAAAAATGTGACCGTTATTGTAGACGAAGAAAATTCAACACATTTTGAGACGATTACGTACAAGTGGGGCTTTTTGTATGAAAAGGAAACATTACTGCACGTAAATCTTTCTGATGAAATGTTGGACCAACAGTAGCGGAACCGAATATTTTAGAACCGATTGTTTTAGGAAACATAATAGTTTCTAAGTCAATAGGTTCCGAAAGAGCGGTTCCGAAATAATAGGAATACGGAGGAAATCCATGAACGTAATCGCATTTATGGTTCTCGTTTTAGCTGTAATATTCATTTTGTTTATTCCGAGAATCAGTTATTTAGTTCGAAAAATGAATAGTAAACATGATGATTTGTCATTAAAACAAAAACTAACAAAAATGTTAACCGTTTTGGTCGGTCTTTGGAGTATCGGATCTTTGATTTCTCTATCAGTTATCGCTGTTTTGTTTACAACCTTTCGAAAACCGATAACATCCGAGATAACACATATTGATTATGAGTCCGGAGAATCGTTTTCAACACGTGGGTTACCAACTGTCGTCGATAACGAGAAACCAACACATATTGAAACAATACGATACGAATGGGGATTTTTGTATCTGGATGAAAGTAAATTGCATGTGAATGTTTCTGATAATTAATGCAATACTAGGAATTCCATATTTATGATAATAAGTCATAAGAGAAAAGGAGATTATATTATGGTATCTATAAAACTTGTTCTTATTATTTGGCTACTGTGTTCATTGGTATCCACTATTTTGTACATCGCTTTTGATAATGACACAGTTACAGGACTTCTTGCTGTCGGTCCGGTTGGTTGGGTTCTAAGTATCATTTGCTTCCTTGTAAACAAAATTCATCGGTTCTTCAAGTATCATTTCAAAAAGATGTCAATCTGGGATGACGGAGAAGGAAATCTGTATTGTGTTACTCCGAAGATGAACCAGGATATCGTACATTGTGAACTCGCAAAAGGTTACAAATTAGTAAAACAATATGCGTCGAAGTCTGAATGGAAGGATCTCGAAACATTTCCGGACGAATTTCTGGAAGCATGTCTTATTAACTGCAGGCATTGCGTACACAGAGATGGATGCGATGCACGTTATGAACGTGGACTTTCAATTCTATGCAAAACCAATGAGATCGGATGTATTATAGAATACGATTGCTATCAATTCGATAAGACATCTTGAAAAATCATAAAACAAGAAGCCACCTACCGTAATTGGTAAGTGGTTTCTTTTGTGTTTAGAATGCTATTGCGGGCGCCGTTTCAAAAGCAGTCGTTACTTCGGAGACGGCATCTGGATCTGGAAGTTCGATTCCCAGGATTGCGTTTTCCAAAAGAGCTGCGATCTGATCAAGGTCTCCGGTAAAAAGACCTGCAGACATGGACGCCAACTTATCTGTGTCAACATGTGTGTAATTATACAATGTTGTCATGATATCGTCGGATTCGTAACCATAATCTGTAATAGTAGGGTTCCCGGATACGTTTTTGATGCGGAATATAAAGGTTCCACACCAGTCAGCCATTCCGTCGGCATCCCCAAGACAGTATTCCATGCAAACGGCAAAAAGATTCACATCAGGAATAAAGACTACTGGATCACAAAGCAGAAATGTATCGTTACTAGTTAAGTCCGCTTTGATAGAATTCATATCGTATTCCTCAATTTCGGACTCTAATGTATCGATTACTTCCTGTAATGTTCCTGTTTTAAGTATTTCTCTCATATTCAATTCCTCCTTTAATATGCGATTAGTGGTTATTCTAAATATGTGCTCGAACCGTATTACGAAACAAATTTGATTTTTTTTGCAATTTCCTGACGAGGTTTTCAAAAAGTGAGCCTTATCATGTTTAGAAACGAAAACATAACAAAAAACAAAGGAGGATTTAATATGTTTTTATTCGTGTTAGGCATTATTGCAACTATAGTATTATTCTTCGTTTTGGGTATTGAGCTCACAGACGAAGCAGTAGAGATGCATTTTAGAAAGAGACAGTTTCTTGCTGTATTCGGACTTATACTCTGTGGTTTCGGATGTGTCCGAACCGTACCGACTGGATATACCGGAATTTTAACTACATTCGGACGAGTCGAATCGCAGACATTAGATGCAGGTATAGCTTTTGTAGAGCCTTGGCAAAAGGTTGTAAAAATGGATAACCGTGTACAAAAAGCACAAGTAGATATGACATGCTTCTCAAAAGATATTCAGGAAGTAACACTTACATACACCGTCAACTATCAGATTAGCCAGCAGAATGCACAGGATATTTATCGTACAATCGGTTCTAACTACTATGACACAGTTATTGTTCCACGTGTACAGGAAGCAGTGAAAGCCGGATTTGCAAAATACACTGCAAATGAATTGATTGAAGACCGTAATAAGGTTGCTGCTTTAATTCAAACCGATTTGATTGATGATCTTGCAAGTTATAACATTAGATTAACTGCAACCGCAATCGAAAATATCGATTTCAGTGACGAATTCACAAGCGCAGCAGAAGCGAAAGTAACAGCAGTCCAGAACAAATTAACAGCAAAGACAGAACAGGAAAGATTAAACCTGGAAGCAGAAGCAGAAGCAAAACGTAAAGTAACTGCAGCACAGGCAGAAGCTGATTCTGCAATCGTAGCCGCAAAAGCAGACGCAGAGGTCGCTCAGATCCAGGCTGATTCTGCTGAGTATCAGGGAAAGAAAGATGCCGCAATCATGTCAGCAGTCGGAGATCAGTTAAATGCGCATCCAGAACTCGTTCAGTATTACTACGTCAAAGGCTGGGATGGAAAACTGCCAGAGACAATGCTAAGCGACAAGATCAATACATTGTTCCAGTTAAGCCAGTAAACAAAATCAATACAGAGGCTGTTGCGTTGTGTAGCAGCCTTTGTTTTCTATAAGGAGAGCCATATGGTATTATACAAATTTAAGAAACCGAAACAGGCAGAAGACAAACCAAAAACAGAGTCGAGAAAGACGTCGGATTCTAAAGATTCGGAAGACAGCGCATATCATTATGATTACATGAAACAGCTTATGAAACAGAAAAACGGAACAAAGTCAACAAAAGCAGTAGACGAGTTCCAATGCTTGTCTAAGAAAAGTAAGAAACGTCCTTGCTTTTTGACAAAACACAAATTGGAACCATTTGTTGAAGCTTTTGCACCAATCGTTGTTATTTTAGGACCAATCGTTGTTATGATTTGTATTATGCTCGTTGTTGGTTTTTTATTATCAGATCCCGATAATTCAGATACGGATATTGCACAAGTAGAACAAACAGCAACCATCGAATCGCATTCCAATGTAGTATCCGAATATAGCAGCTTTGAGGGAATGCAAGAGAATGGGTTGCCCAAAAAGTGGATTGCAACTGTAAACAAAGACCATAAGTATATTGATTTTAGCGATCTGGCAAAAGAATACGAATACCGAGACATTACAAGGTCATTAAGCTTTACAGTAACAGAAGGAGACGAATGTATTGTAGAATCAATCTATGATGTTGGATTCCAAACATCGTGGCCAGCATATGATCTCTGTAATGATTCGAACACAAAAACCTATAATCTTACGGTACATGTTAGTGATTCAGATGAGATTGGTACGGTTCAGTTAGTTCTGACAGTAGAAAAATAAGAAGATCGAAAAGCAGGAAAAGGATATAAGGGAGAGGATTATGATTATGATGAGGACAAGAAAAACATCTGAAACGGAATACATTTCCATTCCTTTTTCTTGTATTTTTCTGACGAGTTTTCGATATATTGAGCCTTATTGTTAACAAGTAAAAACGAAGGGAGAATACATATATGTTTCATACAGAAGAATTAAAACAAGTCATTGATCAATTACAGAGTTCTCATGGAGCCAGTCTTGGTTATTTTGATACCTTGCTGTTGATTACGAAATTAATCGGACTGTGTGCGGGACCGATTTTATTTGTGTTTGCAGTCTTTGCAGTATTGTATTTTGTTCCAAAATATTTACCGCAAATTCTGATACCGCTAGAAAAAGACATGAAGCCATATTATTTTTTGTGCAGCTGGGGATATAAAAATCTAAATGATCTTCATTTTGAAGGAATAAGGTTTACGAAGAAATATAAAGCAATCCTTGAAAAACGCGGACATCTAAGATATCAGATAACAACCGTTTTATCCTTAATTGCGTGTTTTTTGTTAAGTCCATTTTTATTCGTAAGCTTCGGTACTATGTTAACCTACATTACAGTTGTCTGTATCTTTTTATATTGGATTGTAGGAAATAAGACTAAAGATGGTTATTACCTAACAACTGAAATTGATGATATTAATTTTCGATCACTCTGCCACGAAAACCATTGGGCAATATATGGAAATATTCAAAAACTATCAAGTATCAATGAGATTGAATCCAATATCAAAGAACAACTGTACAAAGAGGTATTCTCACTGAAAAAGGATAAAGTAGAAATGACACCAATTGAGTTTGAAAAATATATGGATGAGCATATAGTATCTGACTGTTGTTCTATTCGTTTTCCGTTTCCTGAAATCTAACGAATTCAGTTACTGATTATTTCGGAAACAGATGTTTAGGGAGCAAGAGTTGAGTAAACCAATTAATTAGTTTACCGACTTTTTGCTCCCTAATTTATTGTTTCCTGACGAGTTTTCGGTATTTTGAGCCTTATTATGAATAGTTAAGTCAGAGGAAACGAAAGGAGATTATATATGTTTCATACAGAAGAATTACAACAAATAATTGATCAATTGCAGCATGCACAAGGAAGCGGACTCGGGTATTTCGATACACTACTGCTGATTTTTAAATTAATTGGACTATGTGCAGGTCCCACACTGTTTGTTATCAGTTTAATAGTGATTTTAGTATTGGGACCAAAATGGATTTCATACAAATTAACGCCAGTGTCAGACACAATGAAGTTATACGATTATCACTTCGTTCTTAAACGAAAGAAAGACAAAGATTTTTTGAAGCCGTCTGATTGGGAAGAAAGTCGTGATTATGAAAAACTACTTTGTAAACGGGGATTCTTGCGTTATAAAATAACCTGTGGCTTCTCTGTAATTGTATTATTGTTATTAAGTCCATTTCTTTTTAATGACCATACAAAAGTTCTTTTTGGTATATTTACATTTTGTATAATCGTAGGACTTGTACTTACATTGTTTTTCTGTAACGACAGTTTTGGTTGCTATGATTGGAGCGATATAGCAAAGGAAAACTCTGTAAACAAAACAGAAATCAGAAATCAGTTTTGTGAGAAAATCCAGGAAGCATTTAAAACTATAGATACAAAGAAATTGAAGCATATGGATAAATATGAGATAGAACAAATTATAAATGCAGCCGTAAATGATCGGTATTGCAAAGCTGTCATCTGTGTGATTCATCTATGTGATCACTGATAAACGATAGAATTATCGGAAACGAATATTTATGGGAACAAAAAGAAAGTAAATCGATTAATCAGTTTAGCAATACTTTTTGTTCCCTGATATTTTGTTTCCGTATGAGTGTGTTAGCATCCGGTATTTTTGTGCCCAACTTATATAGAATAACTGTTTCTTCATTAAGATAGGGCACATATTTAAGGATGTAACCAAAAACAAATCATAAAATGGAGGAAACGACATGAGTAAAACAGTAACGAAGAAAATCCTGCCAAAGTATTTTCGGGATGTGTTGGACGGTCACAAAACGTTTGAACTCCGAAAAGACGAGGATGATATTCAGCCTGGAGATATTCTAGTTCTAAAAGAATGGGACCCGGATGAGAAATCATTTACTGGACGGCAGGTGGAAAAACAAGTAAGTTATGTCCTTCGTAAATGTACTAAGTATGGACTTATGGATGGGTATTGCATTATTGGTTTTGCGAACGATTCTGTAGACCTCGAGAAAGAGGCATCATCATGAGCCGGTATTGTCCGATCGTAGACCACAAAGTGACGTATCAATTTTGTGAGGACTGCGAGGACCATAAGTGCAGAGAAAAGGATAAGGAAGAGGATAAGGATAAGAAAAGTTTGTCCTGTCTAGTTTGTCCTGACTGAATTCAACTTACACAAAGAAAACAAAGAAAAAGAGGAGAAAAAAAACATTATGACACATGCAGACATTGACATCCGGTACTTAAATCCGGAAATTGAAAAACTTACTTACGTAGCAGGAAAATCAGATTGGATTGACTTACGTGCAGCGAAAGATGTATCATTGAAGAAAGGTGATTTTGCTTTAATCCCACTTGGTATTGCTGTTAGATTACCATTTGGATACGAAGCACATGTTGCACCAAGAAGTTCTACATTTAAGAACTTTGGTATTATCCAGACAAACGGTGTCGGAATTATCGATAACACTTATTGTGGAGATAACGACCAGTGGATGATGCCGGTATACGCCACAAGAGACACCGAAGTCCACGTAAACGACCGTATCTGTCAGTTCCGTATCATGGAAAACCAGCCTACAATCGTATTTCATGAGAAAGAACATTTAGGAGACGAAGATAGAGGCGGGTTCGGAAGCACTGGTGTGAACTAAGTTTCAGAAATGTAACAGCATCGAGACAGATCTTCTTTTGGAAGGTCTGTTTCATTGTTAACAGTAAACAAATTAATTAGTTTACTAATAGAGAGGAGAATATTATGGATTTGACATTAGGAAAGAAGACATGTCCAAAATGCAGTCATTGCATCCGGATCGATGGAGTTAAACATTGTTCGATAACAGGTCAAGCTGTAACATCGGATGAAGGATGTTGCAGATTCAAAGATCCGTTTCGAAAATCATAACACAAAAAGAGAGACCAAACATGTGGTCTCTTTCTTTTTGGCGTCCATTGAATGAAAAACAAAACATATCCGAAAAGCGACGCGCTTAATACGGTCAGATTTCAATTTAAAACGTGTTGTTCGAAGGAGTTGTCATATAATATGAAAAATGTCTGTATGAGGCGTATATTGTGTTACAAAGGTATGTCTCGAAAACTATACGATAAATAGGACATATAATTACCACTTGTGAACAAAGATTACAGTTCGTCTCCAATTTCGTAATCTTCTCCGTAATCTTCTTCAAACTCTTCCAGATTATCTTCTGATAATGATCCATCGTTTTGTGTACTGCTGATACATTTATATGAAGGATTCTGGTCCAATTCAGGAGATACCGAGTCAGAGTCGAAAAGTTCGTGGTCGCTTTGCAGAATGTCCCCGAATAAGCTCTCAATATAATCTGCAGCATGAACGGCGTCTTCGTATTCCATTTCCATTCCTCGAGGTGATCCGGCAATTCCTTTGTGACCTCCAGCTTCCGGACCCCAAAGATACTGAGCAACGTCACAGGCACTAATATTGACATCATCTGAAAACGAAATCGTGATACTCTTGTTATTGAAATTGTAGACGACAATACCAGGAATAATCATATTTTGTTTTGGCGAATAATAAGCAGAAGAACAGAACACACCATCTGAAACAAACAGACGTACGTTTGCAGTTTCGGAAACAAGACGTTCTTCAATAATCCGATCTTTTTCTTCCGCCCATTCCTTTCCATTTTCTATCAAAAACTTATACCTATTCGATTTACTCAACATCGGTTCCAATATATATGTAATCGCATCAGCGAGACGATATACCTGGTTTGTAACATCCGTGATCTTATCATAATGGGTACGCAGAATAGGCTCCGAGTAAGCTTCAAATGCATTCAGTTTATCCTGAATGTATTCCGGCAGTTCGTGTGCGTGATGTGGACCTCTAGTATCAATAAATTCAGCAGCATACCAGAATTCAGGGTCCTCTGGTTGAATACCCAAAAGCTTCATAACGCCGCCGATTGTATCGAGGTCTAAATGAGAAACCAAAATAACACCATCCTCGATCTGAGGTACAGGACCCCAATTACACGGCGCCGGATTATGTGAGTTAGTTCCATGATGCGCCATAGTGATCAGTTCGCCAAGCATTGTATGCGATCCATATTCAGCTTCCACAGTTGCTTTAACATCTTCTTTTGACATCGCTTCCATTGCGAGTTCATAGGACGGCGCCAAAAGAATCCTTGGTTCTTTTTCTTTGTTTTCCATAACTTTAACCTCCAAAACATCATATTTATGATATCCTAAATATGGGGCTGATACTGGCAAAGAGAAAAAAGAAGTTTTAAATTTTCGGATTCGAAATAATAATTCATAAACCATGAATACTTTTCATAAGTATACTATATGCATATCCTAAATGTTGTTCGTTTTCAATATAGATATATAAATAATGAAATCATATACATTATATCTCTATATCATAATATCATATATCAATAAATCATAATTCATAATAGGTAACTAGAAAGTCCGCAAACGTTGATGTTTCCTAAGTTTGCAGCATGTTTGTTAGGAACCGGATTGTCCGGAAACTTAATACTGATGTCTGATAATCGCAGACGATTGTCTGAGTCTATATAATTCACATACGAAAGATATGTTTCCGTCATAAAAGGTTTCAAAATGTCTGGCAAATCGAATAGATGACCAAAATATTTGATTTCTGTCCAATGTGGATAAAAATAAATGCCCACAAACAGTCAGATTTCAATAAAATACGACAAACTAGTGGGCGAAAACACGTATCCAGACATGACAAATAACCCGGGTATATATCCAGGTTATCTAAAGTTCTGTATGTAATTAATGTGAGTTATGAAGAAGTGACAAGTTGTTGATATCCATAGATATCCCAGGTTAGGGTACGGACCATAGCTCCAACACTTCGGATCCGCTCACCTTTCTTGACATAAGAATCATAAAAACGATGGAGTGCCTGTGTAATACACGAAATTGGCAATTGCAACGATATCTTGGAAATATCCCGGATATCTTCCTTTGTGATCTGCAATAATGGATCTTTTTGTTTGAGTTTCTTATTTGATTTTGTAATATCGGCATTCATCAGATTGATGACGTTTTCGATTTCTGTTTTTGCTTCCGATACTTTATCATTTTTGATACGGACCGGGTTAAATTCGTCTTTCATTGTAATATAAAAGAAAGAGTTCTGTTTCGATAACTTCACACCAAACATGGTGGCAAAATGATCCGATGTGATCGTATTCCTGATCAATTTTTTAGTTACGTAAGCAGGAAGCATGCGTTTGATATCTATAAAAGATGTTTCCTGCAACATCTGATTTTTTGTTGTTCCTTCCAGAGTAGAAATAATACCTCTTAATTGTAATCTTAATTCATTGATCGTTTTGCATCCAAGTAGAATAGAAAACATATCATAAGACAGCACAAAATAACCGCGACCACCCTGAGCTGCTGTTTTCTTATTTTCGGATGCGGATAAAAGGAACACCTGGTAAGTTCCAGAAAATGTTCCTTTAGTATACGAGATATAACCACGTTTCGATAATGTGTCAAGATTACGGATCACGGAACGACAGGAACAGGAAAGGATTTCGGATGCTTCATTGATTTCAATACGTAAGTACCCATGTTTGTCCGAGCGCAGAAAATGAAGGTACAAAAAGAGTTTGATAGCAATTGCAGGAAGCTCTTTTTTGTACCCGAAACGATTGCGCTCATTAATATAGGTACGAACCTGTTTTTGTATGAAGTGTTTTTTATCACAGGATCTGTCACAATTGATACCTTTCTGATAAAAAGGACAACTGTAGCAATCACTGGCATCCGGATCAACGGTGTCTGTTGTTATAACATCGGTATTGTAGTGATTTTTCTGACACCGGATTGCTGTTACAACATCAGCAGTATTTATAATTGTAGTATCCGGATATTCGTATGTATAATAGATAGCAGCAGACACTGTCGATTCCTCCTTTCCGTAACTTTTCCTCAAACATAACAGTTCAGGAAACAAATGTAAAGAGAACCAAAATTGGTAAAAATCGAAAAGAAACACCAATTATCGACAGAGAGGGTGACAAAATAGCGTTTATCGAAAAATACGGTGACAAACTGAATGAATATCGAAGAAAACATGCCCAAAATTTGTTTTATCGAAAGAAAATCAGAATATCGAAAATAAATAGCGAATATCGAAATAAACCGTGACAAAGTAAACATTTATCGAAAGCAACCGTGACAAATTGTGAAATATCGAAGAAACTGGGGACAAAATTTATTTTATCGAGTGAGACCGTGACAAATTAATAATTATCGAAAAAAATGGTGACAAAATAGCGTTTATCGAGAGAAACCGTGACAAACTATCAAATATCGAATGAGAGAGTGACAAAGTTGCATTTATCGAAAGAAACCGTGACAAACGAATGAATATCGAAGGAAACCGTGACAAACGAATGAATATCGAAGGAAACCGTGACAAACGAATGAATATCGAAGGAAACCGTGACAAATTGATAAATATCGAAAGAAACCGTGACAAAATTACGTTTATCGAGAGAAACCGTGACAAACTATTGATTATCGAAAGAAACCGTGAC